ATTAAAGACGCACCGGCCCAATCAAACTGCCAAGACAGCCGATCGTGGTTCATTAGGAACCCACACCGATCACAAATGGCAAAGGCTCTTGGATTTCTCGAACTTACTCTAGCGCGCCCATGAGGCCTCATCGCCAATATCCACTAAGCTGAGGCGAGATATATTGTTGGGCCGTCTCTATATTCTGTGAAGCAGCAATTTGATACGATTCATCAGCCATCGGCTTCATGATGGCGACTTTTTCCGGGGCCCAAATAAGAGCAAGCCTTTCAGCAAGACCATAAGCCATGGCCTCCAGCCATATTGGCGGGATATCGACTTCTTGCGTGCCATTCATATTGGCGTCCTGAAGACGATCAACCTTATAATATTTTAAACTGGTTTGCGTTCCATCTGGCGTCGGCCAGATTGTTACAGTTGGAGAGAGCAAGCGATCAAACCAGAAAACTGTAGGGAAGCCTTGCTGCGTTTTATTTGGATATGACGCATATTCTGTGCGGCTGATCGGCAGAATTATTCGATCGATCGGCGGCGTGCCATACTCGATATAAGCGTCAAGCATCACAACAGTGCTTGCATCAACGCTATATGTCGCCGTGCCAGCAACAAGCGGCACCGTTACAAGCGACACTTGCCAAAGATTTACGCCTTGGTTGCTCCAACGCGTAAACATCATATTCGTCGCCAGTCGCGCCGAATCCATATGCTCTTGAAGCAATGCCGTTGGCCGCACACCAATCAGCTGATACGCGTAAATCGTTAGCTCACCCAGGCCAGGATTAAACGTGTAAGTGCCGCTGGTCGCCATTTACGCATCCTTAGCTAATTTGCCAAACAGCAACAACAATTGAAGGGCAAGCAGGTTGAGCCGGAGAAACAGAAGGAACAGCAGCCTGCGCAGGGGTTGCAAGAATTTCTGCGGTATTATCTTGACCGGCCATCCACATTTCAAAATAATCGCCAGCGGTTGTGCAGCTAACGATAAATGTCGCAACTACGGTCGTTGGCGCATCTTTTGACGTCCCAACTCTTGTGCTCGTATTTGCTTCATCAATGTTATTTTTTCTGATCCAGAGATTTAGCCACTTAGCACTAGCTGAACCAGAGTTATGGCCAATGGCAGAGAACGTAAAGCAATAATTCCCAACTTGCGGGAGCGTAATTTTTGTATTGTCGGCAAGAAAAATGCCGCTTGCGTCCAGCGTCGTATTGTATGTGACCGCCTGAGCATTGGCGGCATTGGCAATTGTCTGCGTTGCAGAACTTGAAAAAGTAGCATGCGGGCCCGGAGGCGTATGATACGACATTATATAACAATCCAGTTCGCGTTATCAGAGACAAGATAATATGACTCGTATTGAACGGCCATAATCTTTGTCGCCTGACCATCAATTGTCTCGGAATTGTAACCGTCAATTGTGATGATGCCAGTTCCGCTATTCTTGATAATGAAATATTGCCCTTCTTTGCCTACAGCAGTTGGCATTGTGACGGTAAACGTATTCGCCGTGCAATTAACGACGCAATCCGTATTTTGAACGCCATATGTCGCCGACACCCCCGTGTAGGGAATAGTCGTCGAAGCGATAGCAGCAGTCTCAGGTGTCCAAGCAGGTCCACTCATTTGTTTACCACGTTAAACTGAGCAAATGTAGCCGCGACAGAACCAGAACCGCTATTCAGCAAAATTCTAGCAAATGTCGGCGTAAACTGAAAATTGGTGAATACGTCTGCCACCGCCGTAACCGCGTCTGTGTCATTCGTGTTCAGCCATGAAACATTGCCAACAGCCACTGGATTTGTCGGGCTGTTAGGATCATCCATTGTAACCTGAACCGTATAATTCGCTGTTCCAGAAACATTGCATTGAATTGCGGTATTGCTATCTGCCCAACTATCAAGGCGAACCCAGCGAGATCCAGCAACGCCGTTTGTTCCAACCGTCACACCACTGACGCTTGTTGCGCCACTAACCGCGACACGCGTAACAGTTGCAAAATCCAATGTCGTCGCGACTGAACTGCCGCTCGTTCCTTGAACCGTTTCTGAAATCGTCTGTCCGCCGATCCATGTTCCGTAGACAGTAAATGTAAGTGCGCTGTCATTGCCGACGTTGGTGATTAAAACCTGGCGCGGCTCATCAAGCGTAGCAACACCGCTAGTAACCAGCGATCCGTTAAGAGTTAAATCTGCAGCGCCAGCAGTCGTCTGGCTTAATGCAATATTATTTGCCGAAGCCGCTGCAAGTGGGCCGACAGTAACGGTAATTGGCTGCATCAGCGTTTTCCTTTTGTATGGCCGGCACGAGCAGCAGCCACGTTATCTACTAAATTCGGATAAGGGCGGCCTGCAGCTCGCGCCTTAGCTTTTGCTATCTTAACACCTTTTGCGCTTAAAGCCTTGCTCTTTGCGTCTTTTGGTGCATCTTTTTCCCAAAACGGCTTGCTCATTAGCAGTCCCACTTGCGCAATGATTTATTGATTCGACTGTTTGGATCTGCAGCTTTTGCAGAACCAGTTAATTTCTTTTTCATGCCCGTCATGCGAGCGCAAAATGAAGAGCGGCGACCTGCTGCTTTATCGCTTGTAGCAGCCTGCTCTTTAGAAACTGGAGGTTTTAAATTATGGCCTTCACGCTTTGCAGAAGCGCGCCCCTTGGCGTTTAAACCGCCTTCAGGATTCTTTCCTTCTTTGCGCGTCCAAGCAGGGCTTTTAGCCATCTCTGTCTCCAAGAAAGAAGCGGGGCTTGCGCCCCGCCGCTTGTATCAATAATGCGAAGCTTTTCCGCGAGGCGTGCCAGCTTTAGCTGACGAAAACACACCGCCGCCAGAAGCGCGAGCAGGCTTCTTGCCTTTAGCAGCTTCAGAGAAAAGAGCTTTGCCGCCCTTCTTCATGCAGCCGCCCATAGCCTTTTCAGCTTTGCCGCCCTTTTTGAAGGACTCTTCGCGCTTTTCAGCATCTTTAATGGTTGTAGCAGGACCTTTGTAAGCACCCATCATAGCCTCCTATTACGGCGTTAGGTTGATAGCTTGAACGTATTCAACGGTCAGAATAGCAGCGCCAGTCGTTACCGAAATAGCGTTAGCTGCCTTGACGTAGATGATGACGTCGTCTGCGCCAACATCAACCCAATTTGCAGTTCTCGTTGCGTCAGTTCCCGGCGAAGCGGCAAAAAGACCAACAGCACTGAGAAGGAAATTGGCAGAAGCAACGAGCTCAGTAGACGTTGCAGACGTTCCAACATTCAAACCAGCAGACGCGCCACTAAATGCTACTGAAACAAGCGCCGTGATTGAGGTAATCTGGCTACCAGCTGGGATGCAAATAGTAGTTGCAGCAGCAGTTGCAGACTGTGTGATAGCAACAGACTGCGCCATTTTTACATATCCAACATTCTTAACAGAACCAGCCGTTGAGCCAGTCGTGTCTAAAACGTCGCCGGCCTGTATAGGGCCGGTAAAAGTTGTAGTTCCCATATAATCCTCCTGCACAAGGTTTCGTCACGTCGTCTGTGCAGCGTCCGCTTGGTCGGTCGACGTAACTGATGTTCCAAGGCTTCTATTGCCAGAATGCTTTCTGATGTAGTCCGCACCCGCCAATAAAACTTCTACATTATCCTTTGCCTGTCCCAACATGCTATTACAAGAATAGCACAATAGTTCACGCACGGCACCTGTTTCATGACAATGGTCTACTGCTAGATCTTTTTTAGTTCCGCGATAATCCATTGTAGTCTCAGGCTGATGGCAAATAGCGCATTTACCATCTTGCTTGCGATACATTTCGGCGTAATCACCAATTGAAATGCCATAATAGCGCATCAATCCGTAATGACGCCGTTGGTCCTTACTCATTTTATAGCCGATAGAACCATCTTCTTTCAAAACTCTTTCGGCTTTATGATCAGCCATCTTCAAGTTAGAAATCTTAAGATTTTTCGTATCGTTATCTATAAAGAACACAGATCTATCTGGCCATTTGCCGTAATAAAGAAGCCATGCCGCCTGAGCTCCGGATATTTTTCTTCCACGATATGTGATGGAATAATAATCCTTGCCATTTTGCATTCGCTGCCAAACGCCGGCGCGTTGACCAACTTGAGCCCTGGAACTTGTTGACACTTTCCAGGTAAAAGAACCTGTTTCAGCATCATAATCCAGAACCTCTGATAGACACTCAAATGTCAGATCAACATTTTTTACCATTGCAAAATCCCCTTCTCTTTTATTAGAGTTAGAGATTATACTTTAGATAAATATAATGTCAATCTGACATTTATATTTATAACTCGCTGCCTTCTTGTTCAGATACAGCGAGTTATTTTATATTAGGTTGGGAAAGAGCCAAATATTGAACGCCAATTGTAATAGCCAAAACTATAACGTTCATAGCCCTTCACCAAAAGATTGTCAGTTACGAAATCGACTTGCATGTCAGTTTCGAACTTTACGCGCTCCATGTAGCTCAAGCCATCGATGTTCGTTAGCAAGAACCAAGCAGATGCAGACGTCAAGAAGTCGTTGACCATGTAGCCTTCAGGCAAGCCGCCTGCAGTCATCATGATCGCGTTAACGTCATTGTCTGCCGTGCCAGGACGCAGTTCCGTCTTCGTCAGACGAATTGCGGTTGGCTCGAGAGCTGGCGGAACAACAAGACGACGACCGCGAGCAAATACTTTAAGACCAGCTTGGTCTTTAAAGTTTGTTCTGATCGAAATCATTGCGTTAAGCAGCGTGCTCTCATTGAGGTCCACATCAACTGCAGGACGGTTTGCAACCGTGCCGCCATCGATCGGATGGTTTGTTGCAATAAGAGAAACGCCGTCACCGCCGACAGAAGCATTATACGTCGTTGCCGTGTTGAGCACGTTAGCGCCGTAGATTTCTTTCGTCTGCTGGAACGATTCAATGAGGCCGAGGTTCGACGGCATAAACTGTGACTTATACAGGTTATCGTCGATGGCTTTACGCGTGATCGAATAGCCGAGAGCAATTTCAGTATGCTCTTGGTTATAGACGTAGCGTTCGCCTGCGGCGTTATCAAACGACGTTTGAGCGCCTTCGGTCTTTAACTGAGCAAGACCCAAGAAACGCATTTCCGCAGTGCGCTCGAGCGCCATTTTGGAATCGTGTTTCGTGAAGATCTTGTCGTATTGAGATGGGATCATCTCATACTTGCCTTCAATCCCGCGGAGACCGGGGAGGAGAAGGTCTTTGATGGCAGAGAGATTAACAGCCATTGGTCCTTACTCCTTAGATTGTGACAAGCGTCTTGGTTGAGACGTTCAAGAATCCAACCACAACGTAGTTGGCGTTCGAGGCCGTATCAGTGCCATTCGAGCCTGGTGGATCAGTGACAAGACTGATGACGCGGAATGGAGCCGTCGAAGACGTTCCAAGCGTTTCAACATACATGCCAGAGATGCCGGATGAAGTATTGCCGCTTGAACCGCCAGCGAGCGAGATCGAAGCGCCAACGCCAGCTTGCGTCACATTCGTGGTGCTGCCAGCTTGGACAAGGAAACGAGCGTTTGGATCGTTTACGACGTAGGCATAGACAACGCCATTGTTGTCTGAACCTGGCCAATAGTTCGACCAAACAGTGCGCTTCTGGGCGACTGAAAGATATTTGCAGCCCTGAAAAACACCAGCAAGCTGCGTCGTCGGCGCGTCACCCGCGCGTGTGATCGTGCCGTTGGCGTCCTGGAGGACGGCATCACCGTAGAAAATAGGCGTCGTATAGTTGGACGCAATCTGCATTTCGACCTGTTCGTAGGTCGGGGCAGAACCGTTCCCGCTATATTGACGAAAACCGAAAGGCGCAAACGTATTCGCCATGACGGGTTCTCCTTATATAGGAGGCTCATCATCGCGCGCCGGGGCGAATTTAGAACCGGAAGATTGTTAATGCTCCACGCCGGGGGAGCTCAGGCTATTAAAGCTTGCGCCTATTATCTATAAACAACAGCAAAAAGTAAAGGGGCCGGCGAACCGACCCCTTAAAACACATTTATTTATAGAGAAATTACTTCTCAGGGATTGGCATAGCTTCATACGATTTCTTAATTTGCGGCTTAACTCGCGCATCATCTCGCGTCATTGTGCCGTCTGGCGTGCCAGCAATTTGCTGCTCTTTTGCCCTTACCTGCATGCGTGCTTTGCGTAGGTCAGACGCGCGGCGCTCATCAATAATCTCAGTCGGGCATTGCATCAGGATCATGCCTTTACGCAAAATCGTCTGCGTCGATGTATTGTTTGGCATCATCCATGGATGGCGCGCGACAGGGACAGGCTCCCAGCCAGCTCGAGCCAACTGGATCTGATATGCAGGATCTTCCTGACCATAAATGGTGTGGCGCTTCCATTCATACGTCCAGCCATCAGGGATTTCATCTAGCGGGATGTAGAAATCATCTTGCGCGTCTACCACGTCGCCAAGATGCTCACGCAGCTGGGCTGCGCGGCGAGAAGCGGCTGCTCGAGAATCATCTTCACGCATTGGCGGCCTCATCGTGTCTTCTTCTACGGTTTCAATTTTCTTTACTGCGTTTGCGAATTTACCGCCGCGGCGGGGAGCATTGATAGGTTCCATTTTTCAATCCTTAACGACCGTAGCGGCCTTCTTTTTGAGCTAAAGCTTTATTCTTTGCATATTCTTCCGGTTTCATACCAAGAGATGCGGCCATGTCGGCTTCTGCAGCCGTCAAACGCATAACATTTGGTCGTGAGCTCCCGCGAGAAACAGGCGCAGGAGAAGGCTGCACAGCTCTTTTTGGCGCAGCTGCAGCAGATAGCGGATTTTCTGCTGACGCATGCGTTTCATGCTCATCCATATTTCTACGAATGCCCAGACGCTGTTCAACATATGCAAAATATTCATCAGAATCAGGCGCAATGCCGTCATCAACAGCGTCTTCATGTGCGCGAAACATTTTTCTGATGTCACGCGCGCCTTTAAAGTGATCCTTATTCTCTTTTAACCAAGAAGCAGAGCGCGGGGAGACCTCCGATACAATTTGATCAAAGATATCACCCTGTTGCGCAGCAGGCGGCGCTTTTTCAGCGGCCTCCATTTGCGCCTTCATGGCTTTTTCACCCTTTTTCAGCTCGGATAATTGTTGAGCATTGGAGCTGATCGACAATTGTATCTCTGCAGCGCGCGAATAATCCTGCGTAGCCATCGCGTCTGCATAAGCATTCTTCAATTGCTCGTTTCTGGTGTTAACCGTCTCGATCGCATTCACAACAAGCTGATAATCAGACTCTGTTTTGTCTGCGTTTGCCTGATGCGCCCTGTGATGAGCCTCTTGCGCACGCCTTTCAGCCTCTAAACGCGCTTGTTTTTCGCGCTCCAGGCTCTTTTTTAGGTCCAATATGCCTTCTTCAGGCGATACTTCAGGCTTTTTGGCTTGTTTCTCTGGTTCGCTATCAACAATTTCTACTTCAGGAGCGTCATTATCCTGTTTTTTATCGTCATCGAGAACGATTTCGACGCCATTATCTTCATCAGACATATAAATTCTCCTTACCAAGCTGCATCTGGCGTCGGGATACTCATTTTGACCTGTGTATCAGATAGCATTCTGCATAGAACGCCATTAACCGTTAAGCTCCACCCGTCAGACGGACGGAAAACAAGCCAGTCATGCAGATTAATGTTTGCGTTGTTAAACCATTGGCCATTATCATCTTGAAAAGCGGTCGATCCCATCTTTACAAGCAAACCAACTTTTCCTTGATATCGATCTTCATCGACAGTTTTATCTGAAAGATAGATACCGCTCTTTGTTTTTGTTGGCCTGATATAAACAGCAACAAGGGCTTGGTTATTAAAAACCTTAAAGTTATCAAGATTACCAAGCCTGGAGAGCAATTCTTCTTTAGGATCTAGCGTGTGTTCCATAACCATTGGTGGCATTGTTTTCCCTTCCTAACGATACTTCTCTGCGCAAACTCGATCGGCTTCGTCGAGCAAGTCGAACGCAGATTTTAGACCGGCAATCTTGCCGGCTAAACTTTTATAATCTTCATATGATTCGACATAACCGTTAATCATCGGTTCAATTAATCTTTCAATCTCAATCTGAATGAGCTTCTTCAGCTCATTTTGATAAACTTGCACTGTTGTAAGCGCCATATGTCCAGTCCCTTCCTACTGGCCTTCCTAATGTAATAGCGAGGGTGGCTCTTAGGAAGGGGGTGAGCCACCCTCTATCGCTGCAATTACTTGCTGCGACCTGCTTTCGCTTTCGCGATATCTTCTTTCTGCAAACGACCTTCGCCAGAACCAGCGCCTGCTGTCATGTCTTTATACGACTTGGCGACTTTACTGATTCGACCACCGGCCTTGCGAGCAGGCGCATCTTTATGAAGCTTGGCAATGTCCGTCTTTTGCAGGCGGCCTTCGCCGCTTCCAGCACCGGCTTCCATGTCCTTATAGGACTTAGCGACTTTAGTGATTCGACCGCCAGCCTTGCGTCCAATTGGCAGGCCTGGAGGCAGCATAGGACCAGCGCCAGGAGGGCCCATAGGCGGCATAGCAGGCGCAGCAGCACCAGCGTCCATCGGAGGAGGAGGCGGCATCATGTCAGGAGCAGGGCGCTTCATGCCAGCGTCAACATGACGCGGCTCAGACTTTCCGGCGTTGATCACGATGTTAATGTCGGTCTTGCTGCCCTTCTTGCTGCTCTTTTTTGTCGCACCCTTCAAGGCGCTCATAAGAGAGCCGCCAGTGGCCTTAGCCGTGCGTCCGCCCTTCTTGTAGTTTTGATACTTGCCAGACCGCTCAGCGGCCTCGCCAGCCGCAGGGAGCGCATCGTCGCCTTTAAGAGCGCGATTAAGAGCGCCTTTGTCTTCCTGCGTATAATTCGCCGTGCCTGACTTGCCGACATCGCGCATGGATCGAGCTTGCTTCTCGCTCTCCGAGCCGCCAACCATTTTCTCGAGGAAGCTGCCACCGCCGGCTTTCTTGATCTTGCCGCCCTTCTTGTAATGCTGGGCAGCGCCGCGAACAGGCTTAATTTTCATCGAGCCAAGGCGTGTTTTGGTATCTTCTGTTTCTGCAGCAGAAGGAACCGAGCCGCCGTCTTTGCGCTTTACAGCGCCGCCGGCTTTGAACGCGCCGCGCTTCATATCCCTGCCGATGGCTGCCTTCGTGTCGCGGGCGGCATTTGATTCGCCAATGCCCTTTGCCGATGGCTTCATAATTGGGCGAGCGCCGGTTTTTACTTCCGCGCGCAGCAATGGCGCAGGCGTCCAGTCACTCGAATCTGTCTTCTGATCTTTCTCACCGGCGAGAGAGCGGGCTTTCGCCTTCATCTTCTCGCGCAGGGTCTTTGCGGAATATTCTGACATTTTAAAACTCCAGCCGGAATTATGGAGGCGTCCCTCCTCCCGCGCTATCGCGAGAACTTAGATAATACCTTAAAGGCGTGATCAATTATAGGGCTCTTGCCAACATCCCCGCCGGATTTAAAGGCGGGCAGACCCTTGAGGATCGCGGCGCGCAGCTTGGGGGTGATTTGGATGGCGTGAGCTTTTACTTCGCCATCTTCTCCTTTTAGAGAATGAGAATGCGGCGCAACCTTTACGTCTTTATCGTATTGCGAAATAAGCTTGCTTAATCGCTGTGGCACAAGCTTATCATAAAAAGACTTCATACCTTCGCCGCCGACTTGTAAATCTCCGCCGATTAATGAATGCACCGTATCGCCCTCAACATTCTGCGTATTAGGCAATGGCTTGGTAGAAACAAGCTTATTAGCAAGGTCTTTGCCAATTACATCAGGAAGATCTTTTTGATCAACTTTCTGATTAAATACCGCATAGCCATCATGATCTAATGCATGCAAATGATTTGAATCTGGAGACCAATGAACGGCGCTTAATTTTCTGCTAAGATCATATCTTTTTGCTTGCTCGTTACCCGGCGTCCAAACCAGCTTATCATAACCGCCTTTTGCAGCCTCCATCAATGCACGCTTCAAGCCAAGGTCGACCCATTGGTTGGTGTCAGTGACGTAAGGGCCTGATGGAACGCCTGATCTTGCCTTTTTTGAAAGCTCATTAATTTTATCAGAAAGCTCTTCTTTTTTATTATTAATAGCAACAAACTCTGGATGATTAACAATTTTATCACCAGAAAGTCCTTGCAAATATAATTCTTCAGCTTTGCTATTTAAATCTTTTTTTGCTTTTTCGAAATCCTGCATTGCACCAAAGAAAGTAGATTCATCTGGCGCAAAACCATTTTTCCTTCCTTCTTGACCCCAATCGCTTTGCAGTTCTTCAAGATGCAAGGTCTTGCCATTATCGCGATCAGACATGCGGAGATGAGCAAGAGGATTAGGAATACCCATCCAATGAGATGATTTATATGGTTCGTTAATAGGCTTGTTTTCTGTAACGATATTCATTGGAAATCTATCAAGCTTTTGCGCAATATTGGGATTTCTCTCAGCCTTTTGACGCAATTCCTGAATATAACTTTCTGCTTCTTCTTTGCTATCAAAAACATCAGGAAGCGCACCTGTTACACGAAATTGAGCTTTTGTTCCTCCATGCTGAGGCAAAGCCATTACAACTTCGCGATAGTTTTCACCACCGGGAACAGTATATTCTTTATATAAAGGCTGCTCAATATTGTTGATGCTATTGTTTGCATGCTCAACTGCATCAGCTAACGTAAAATATGTTGAATGAAATCCTGATGGACCATGCACAGCATATTGATGCGGCATAACAGAATCATAATTTGTTTTTACGCTGATTAAATGAGGAGGCTTCCCATACGGTCCGACCTCATAAACATCATCAGCGTCTTCAAAACCTTCAGGTCTTTCCAATAATGCTTTTGGTTCATACTGGATCGGCGGCTTACCTCCGTAAACTCTTTCTTTTATTTGCGGAACATTCTCCTGTAAATGCCGCGCAACTTCTTTCGGATCGACGCTCCTCTGTCCAGCAAATGCGTCTGCAAGATTAGCATTATCAAGCTCCGCTGCTTTGACATTGGGCTGCCCTTTGATCTTGTTTAAGATCTGATCAATTGGAGCGCGCTGAGGTATTTTGCTGGCCGCCTCAGCTGCGGCGCTGTAAAAACCCATTGGCGTCAGGTTGCGAGCTGTATCTACAGCCGATGTCGACGATGGCGCAGCCCCAACAATGTCGAGAGCTTTATTGACAGGATCATCAACTGAACCGCCCTCAGCGCGAGAAAGTGGACGAACAAGCGGTGCCGCAGCATACGACCATAATATCAGACGACGCGCCTGATCCTCAAGATCGTCATACCTAAGCTCGATCGGATTGATTGCGCCGCCGTAAGCTTTTGCAGGTTTCTTTGAAAGCTTGGAGATGTTGCCTTCGGCTTTCTTAACACCAGCACTCTGCATCTTTACGGCTTGATCATAATCGTCTGTGCGTGCGCCCTGCGCGCCATCATACAGCTGATCATATGTCGGATCATAATGCATGAACACAACGTCAGGCTTGCCTTTGTTGTATGCATCAAAATCACTATGTTTCCAGCCTTCAGGTTTATACTCTTCATTCCATGGCATGCGAGATACAACGCGGAACTTATTGCGGCTGTAAATGTGCGGCAATGCCGTATCAAATGCATCTAGGCGTCTGCCGCCTTGAGCAATCGCCAACTGCAGCATGGCGTTAGAAACGTGCGTGTGACCGCTATCTCTGCTGTTGAACACCGAGACAATATCATCGCCTTTCAACGCAAACCCGGCTTTGCCGTTTGGCGTCATAAATAAGCGCATGCCTTTATATTCTTTCGGATCATATGCATGAACCGATGCAGCAAGTGGATTTGTTTTCTTTGATTCAGTTATGGCGCTATGAAATGCATTTGCGCCTTTAGCGCCAGAAGCAAGTTCAACCATAGACGGCGCAGCTATGCCGGCTTTGTTGAATGCTTCTTGCGCTTCTGGTGTAACATCGTAAACGGCGCGAGCGGGCGCGTCGAAATCAGTCTCTAGGTTATTTTTCCCAACTCTTCCAGTTCTTCTACTGAAAGATTGTGGAAGTGCTTCTTGCCCAAATGCTTGCCGTGATGCTCTTGTGAGCTCACGGTTCCTTTGGAAGGACCGAAGCTGTGGCTCTTCCAATCCTGGAACTGGACCGGAATTTGCTCCTCCAATTCGGGACTCCAAGATGGCGGCTTCCCCATATATGCGAGGAGCAGATAATTTTCTCTCGTAAGTGGAATATGATTCTCCTTCATCAGGGACAGAAGAGGATCTTGACCATGCGGGCTCATTTATACCTCCAGCTAATTCGACGATCTTCTTTCGAGCGTCATCAATATCAATATTGCCTGCAGCGTAATCTTTCCATATTTCGCGCACTGCTGCAATATTTTTATCATTTTTAAATGTATCTGGGAAAAGGCCCTTTAATCCTTCCCATGTAATGGACTGCATTTCTCGAGGTTCAATTCCTCGCTCAGAGGCGGCTCTACGCAGGGCTTCAGTATAAAAAGGGTATGTGCCCTGCACCCCTGTCTCAGCCGAGCCCTTGGCGGCTGGAGAGCCATCCTGAACGCTATTCTTAAAGTTGTGAGAAACCTGCGTAGCATTAGCCCCAAGCGGCTCTAGAAGCGCCCCAGCGACAGCATGCGTGTCTACAGTCACGTCTTGCGTTGGCGAATGCGGATCAAGAATATTGTTGTAAAAATTGCGGATCTTGTGGCGCAGTCCCATCAAGTCGCTAATTCGCTCGCGGGTTGCGCCGCCCATTAAGGCTTGTATGCCTTTCATTATTTCTGACGTTGATCCCCAAGACACACGAGCATTGGAGCCATCTTGATTCTTTACCCAATCACCAATCACACCTTCTGGCGTCATCAAACGATGTGATGGATCGTGATATGTTTCATCGTAAAGACGTGCCCAGATTGCTTTTAAACGCGGGTCATCAACGTCGCCGTATGTCTTGCCACGAACCTTATCGAGTAACTCATCAAACTTTTCTTTGCCAAATATACGGTTCGCCGTCATCTCCATGTCGTGCGAATAATTTTCATCTTTAGCTTTATGGTGAATATCAAATAAACGCTCTGCAAGACTGGCATTTTGAAACCAATCTTTCTGAGGCGACATTGCAGCAATAGACGCGGCTGCCGCGGCGGGATCTGCGCGATGTTCTTTCGCAAGGCGATTGGCAAACTTATTTGCGCCGACATACCATTCTTTCGCGCGAGCTCTTTGCTCTTCTGGCATTAAATCATGCAAGAAAAGATAATTGTCTTTTAAATGATTAATAAAATTCTCTGCAACCTCTTCATGCGATCCCTGCATTTCTTCAGGTCTTAAATGATCATACGTCTTAATCAAATTGACGTTATGCTCAAAAGATTTTGGATGCATCTTTGCGGCTTCAAGACCAACGGTCAAAGCCTGATCGTTTGGATCTTCTTGGCTTTTCACAGCAGTAGGCATGCGCTGCGAAATAATTTGAGGATGCAATCCTTCCATGTCCATTGCAGCCGGCACAGGTTGCGTCTGCGTTGGCGTCTGAACTGGCGTAGGCTCAGGAGGCATGTTGTGCCCCATCTGCGGAGGGGGCGCAGCGTCTTCAGGCTCTAGCATTGGAGGCATTGGCTGCCGAGGGAACCCGCCGCGCGCCATTACCTGCCGACCAACTTCAGGCAAATAGTGCGTTGGGTAATCGTCTTCTAAAACATGGCCGCCACGAGCCATGCTTTTGCCAGCTGCTAACGGCGATGCAACTTGAAACGATGACGTCTGATCTTTTAAGTGATCGTTGATAATGTCGAGCGCGCGATCAATTATGCTTCCCATTATTCAGTCTCCTGCGGGCCCTGACTTTGTAACGATTTTGCAAGCTCAAGTGCGCTACGGCTCTGACGATCTGCAGAGCGATGATGCGAATCAAGTATGCGATCAGCTTCGCGATGCTCCGATTCTTCGCGCAGCTTGTGAACATCGATGCCCATCTTCATGGCCTTGAGCTCGACATCCTGACGGCGCGTCTCTGCATCCATCATCTTCGCTTCTGCGTCGACGTTGCGATACTCGCCGTCTTCTCCGCCAGCTTTCGCTTGCGCCTCGATCATCTTTGCTTGCGCCGTTAGCTGTCTTGTCTGCGCGTCCATCATGCGCGCCTGACCTTCTACCTGCGCCTCTTGCACTGAAGCTTGCGCAACCATGCTCTTCGCGTCGGCTTCCTGCTTGAGGATTTTGATCTCCTCCATAACCTTCTGCATCTCTGGCGGGATCTGGCCAGCCTGCTCGGGCGGCGCAAGGAATTGCTCTGGATTGCTCCAGCCAATTGCTTTCATCGCAGCAAGGTCAATCGCCTTCGCGTCATACATTGCAGGATTAGAAGCCTGCAGCTGTTTTAACGCCATCACCTTCATCAGGCGCTGCGTCTGGCTTGCAGTGTTTGGATCTGCCTGCGGAACAAGATCGCAATTATTAATTGCTTCAAGAAATGTTGCTTCGTCCCATTGGCGTTTTGGTTTTTTATTTCTTCCCCAGAATGAATCTGGGTGTTCGCGGAAGCAACGAACCAGCAACTGGAATTCTTCTGCTTGCGCGGTATGCAACCGTTTATGCACGGCGTTTAGGATCTTCGTTGCTTGATCAATCAACGCAAGCGTTGTGCCGACAGGCGCGTCGGAGCGCCCCTCGCCGACCTGCAGCTCGCTCGTTGTGCCAACGCGCTGCCCTGTCTCAACCATGTTCAAGACAAGGTTCATCAAAGCCTGACCAGGCTCTTTATACGGCAATGGCATTACAGCTTGATTGATTGGCATGCCGCCTGTCTTCACAAGCGCGCCGCCGCCTGGCGGAACGCGGAATATATTCGTGTTCTGACGCGCGCCAGTATCCGCCATGAGGAAGCCGGGGAAATTCGCATACATGCCGGCGTCCAGCATTTCGCGCCATGCGGCAGTAACCGCGTTTGTGGTATTACCCAGAATATGAAGTAGACCAATATCGTAAAAACCCATACCAGGAACAAACTGATACTTGACGAAATTGATGCGAGCTTCAGGCAGCTCGTTGCCCTCTTCTCCCGTTGGCTCATCGTAGTTCCTCACAATGGAGAGAACCTCCCTCGAGCTTTTATCAATAGTCACGCGATACGGGATCTCGAGACCTGTTACCTTCCCTTTGTATTTGTGCTCGAAGCCAGGAATATCGAGCTCGCAATACACTTCATAAATTTCACGATCGCGATCATCGGGATTGCGCGCCTCTGCAGAAATTCCTTGCTGATCTGCTTTCTCACGCTGCACAGAATCTTTGCCTTCGTATGAAGGCGTGCCAAGTTCGATGTCGCGATAAACGCCAAGGATCTGCAAACGCTTCACAGTGCTTGGGCGCATATAAACGCGATGCGTTATACGCTTCGCGGTTGTTAAGTCTGTTGCTGCGTTATTGACGATGAGATCGTCCGCATCGACGGACTCACTAACTGGTCTTCCTCTGAGAGGGCAAAAATAGATTTTCTTAAATGCTGTTCCGCCAAAGCCGAGCATGAAGAGCATACGATCTGTATCGGGGTAGTATTCCCGAGCAATGGCTGTGAGATAGTGATTGAGATCGGCCTGGAGAGCGTCTGCAAGTTCGTCTTCTTGGATTGTGTCATCGTCCGATTCCGTTCTTACTTTTACAGGTCCATCGGTCGGCAGCAGTTCGCTGCGCGCATTCGCTTGAAAGCGAAGCACCGCTTCAAGCAATAGCGGATGGCGAACCTTCGACATGCCTTCAACAGGAGCGCCATCGCTTGCGCCTTGCAAGCCGGGTATCTCGATCTTTAATCCGAGAAGCTTGATGCCTTGCGCGCGATCTTCAATCCAATCTTGGCGGCTTGTTAAATCGTCTTCAATGCCGCGCAGCATATCGTCCGCGATTGCCGCCAGCTCGCCTTGATCAATATCGTCGACAAGATTGTTGAACCAGCCTTCTGGATTATCAGGGCCGCACGCGCTCTCTACAGGCTGCCCGTCAAGCGAAACGCTTATTGATCCATCATCATGCTCAATGCGCAGAATGTTGCCCTTGTCGTCTGTCTCTGGCTTGTCGTGGCCTTGTTCAATCTCGACAAGAATATCTTCAAGGCCGGCGAGGCCGCCACCGGGCTCCTCCTGCTGTTGGCGGATCGAAGGGTTAAGCCCGGGTGTCAATGGCATGATCAGTTCCCTTTGCCTTCCAAAAGGCGCGTAATATCTTCGGCGAAACGCTCGAGGCCTTCGCGGGCGGCCATATTATCATCTTTGCCTTGGATCTCATAGACGCGCACATAATCATGCGGCTCCTTACCCCAGACAGTAACTTTGAACTTTCCGAGCCCATGGCCATGAGCTGGAGGAGCGTCGATCACGTCGACGACGGCATTTGCATAAATCATTTTAGTTCCGATTAAATTGGATAAAGCGGCTGCTCTTGATCGCTTATATGCATTCTACCCTCATCGAGACCGGCAGTCCATTCAGCGCCGCGGACCAGGAGACCAATCTCGCGCAGGTGTTTTAGCGCCATGCTTGCCGTGTCGACCAGGTCGTCATGCTTGCCGCGCGGGAACTGTGCAGCCTGATTGATGACGGCTTCGGCCCATGGGCGGTCCGGAGCATGGATCAGGCCTTCGGCGAATAGATGCTGAATCGAGTAAAGACGCGCGAGCTTGTCGAGGCCCTTTGGATCAATCAGCTGGACGGCAAACTCATCGTAGCCGTAAACGCGGCGCAGCTCCTGTGCCACGCTGATGCCGCTCGCCTTGTTTTCGATTAGGAGCTTCTCGACGCCGTAGTTGTCCATGGTCTCTTGGACCTTCTCGATCAGCTGATGAAGCTCGAGGCGTTCGGCCCACGCATACATGAGCATGCACCGCGGGTGCTCCTCTTTGTATTGGCGATTAAGGATGGCCATCTGCCCGTCCGCGCCCATCGTCCTGGTGACTACGGCCGTTTGGTCGCCGCCCTTCCAGACGCCCCAGACGGTCATTGCGCTTGGATCGTTTTCGCTTTTGGTTGTGTAGGCAGTGTCGACCGCGGCGATCACATAATCAAAAGGCGGATAGGATTGCTGCCTCCATGGCGTCCACCATTCGCGCTTGATGACGCCGCCGCCTCTTGGCTCTGGCGATTGCTGGAACTGTCCTGCGACCGCATAGGGTCCCATAGCGTTTTCATCCCGATCGACCACAACCTCGGGAAAACGATCCGGAAAAATAAGCTCGCCTTCTTCTGTGCGCGGGTCTTCGAGGCCGAGCATAGTTGGGAATGATCGCCCCGGCTCGTAGCGCATCGGAAGCATAATATGGTCATAGCCAAGGTCCTTATCAATAATGACGCCCGATACATCCTCTTCGTGCAGGCGCTGCATGATGACGACGATGGCGCTTTCCATCGGCTTGTTGAGACGTGTCGGGACCGCCTCGAGGAACCACTCGATCGTGCTGGCGCGTTGCTGATCCGAGTTTGCGCCTTCAACGCTGTGCGGATCGTCGATGATCACGCGGTCGCCGCGTGCGCCGGTGATCGAGCCGGCGGCGACGGCTTGACGAAAACCTGTCGACGTCAGTTCGAACTTGGTTTTTTGATTTTGATCTTTGGTTATTTGAACGCGATCGCCCCACCGCGCTTGATACCATTCTGATTCGATCAGCCGGCGCATTTTTGTCGAATCTCGGATTGCGAGATCCATCGAATGCGATGCGCACAGGTAACGCAGGTGCGGCATGTTTCTCGGCCCCCATTCCCATGCGGGCCAAAAGACGTTGGTGAGGAGCGATTTCATCATGCCTGGTGGCACGTTAATCAGCAGGCGGTTGTATGGCGTGCCGTCATCGAGCTCGACGCCTTCGGTTATTGCCTCGAGCGATTCGGCGATTAGATCGACGTGCCAATTGTGAATATATGGAGCGCCTGGTTCGACGATGTGCCACGCCTGCCTGATAAATTCGGCAAGGCTTTCCTCGCACTCATCGCGGCTGATGCTGGTGAGCGTTTCGATTGCATCGATCTTCTGGCCGAATAATTCGACGATCAATGCGAGCTCCCTTCTGGCCAAACAACAAGATTGTTTTTCTTTGCGCGGTTGATTGATCGCATGATCGCATCAACAAATAATTTAAATTCTTGCTGGGCTTCGTCTTCGCTATTCATCACAGAGCATAAGACGCACGCCGTTGTTGAAGCAAGGATCTGCATAGCCATGTGCGCGTCGTGCGATTTTTCTAATATCCGTATCAATTCATTCGTCCCGCTTACGATGGCGCGAAGCTCTTCATCTATTTCTTCGTCGCCATTATCGTTCATTTTGATTCGACCGCGGCCTGAAGCGCAGCCTTTAGAACCTGGCGCTGCTCTTCATCTAGGCCGCGTGTGTCGATCTTTGTAACTGTCTCGGTTTTGATTGCGCCGCCATCAGGCCCGCTGACTTCTGTTACCTTGCGCTCTGTGTAATCATCGCGGAAGCGCGCCTGCATAGACGTCTTCCAAACGAGCGCGTTAAACTTGTCGAGATACATGCCGCCGCGGCCTGCTTGCTCCCACCAACGCTGCTCTTCCATCTTCGCACGCGATAGAGCTGTCAGGAACTCTGGGTGATGTTCGCCCCAATAATACAACGTCGGGCGATCCGTTTCGCACGCAAGCGCCCACTCGACCATCCCGGCACCTGTTTTGGCGATCTCGACGATCTTGTCGCAATACTCAGGCTTATATGTCGTTGGGCGTCCTACTGGGCGCTTTTTGGGGGCTTCTTCAGCCATCAGAAATCATCCTCGCTTACCATGTTTCGCAACGCTCTAATCTGCTCCCTAAATGCATCGGCCTGCTTGCGCAAATCGTTTACGACATCCTCGAGCGCATTGAGTTGTCTTTTAACATA